ATGAATAGCTCCAAGCTCAAGGGCATCCGGGTCGAGAAGGGAAAGACCCAGAAGAACATGGCCGAATTGATCGGCAAATCGCTTGTTACCTACTCCAAGAAGGAGCGCGGAGAAGTCGAGTTCTCCAATGAGGAAATGAGCATTGTCGCCAAGGCGCTTGACCTGACCAGCGATCAGGTCAACGCTATTTTTTTCGACGACAACTTACCGAAAGGGTAAGTATACGCATGGCGGGTTGCTGATGTCTAAAGTATAACGCATCAAGGGGGGCAAAGAAAATGGGACGCGATGCCGCAAAAGCCTGTGAAAACCAGTGCTTCCGGTGTAGGAAAGAGGCCGCAAAGTACAACGATAAGCTTGGTAGCCGTGAAGGTGCTGCGGAACTGCTCGGAATCTCTGTCTCGAGCCTTGCAGATTACGAGTTGGGCAACACAAAGGTCATCCCGGTGGATAAGGTGGTGCTGATGGCAGACATCTACAATGCACCGGAGCTGATGGCGTGGTATTGTTCGTCGGAATGCCTTATCGGAAAGAGCCTCGAAATGCCGTCCCCTGAAATTGCCTCGGTAGAGCGTACGACCATGAAGTTGCTGAAGCAGCTCCGGCAGGGTGACATCGAGCAGGTCAAGGAAAAGCTCATCGACATCACGGCAGATGGCATCATCTCCAAGGATGAGTGGGCAGACCTGACCGAAATCCTCGACTACCTCGACGGACTGATTCGGGCGGCGCGGGAGCTGAAGCTCATTGGCTCCAAGCTCCTGAACGGAGGCACAGACGATGGCTGACATCCAAACGCTGAAGAAGCTGCTGGCAGAAGAATATGGCATCACAACCGCAAGAGAACTCGACGAAGCCATGAAGAAAATCGGCGGATTGAATATCGGCGTGTTTGCATCGCCGGTAAGAAAGGGTGGAACGAAACATGAAAAAGTACGCAGTATTGCACGAGCCGGGTGACATCGTTACGCTGGCCGGAACCAGATTTGTGGTGCTGGATGTTGAGCGTCGTGGTAGCCTGCCGGACAGCCTGTTCCTGCTGGCGCTGGAATCGGTTGGTGCTTCTGAATTTGGCAGCTCCAACAACTACGCAGAGAGCAACCTGAAGAAGGCCGTGGATAAGTGGTTGGAGGACATGGGCAAGAGGGGTCTCGACAACGCCAAGCTCATCCCCCGCGAGATCGACCTGACCACGCTGGACGGTTCCGGCTGCTATGGGAAGTTGTCGGTGAAGGCTGCGCCGCTTACACTGGATGAAGCTCGCGAGTACGCTGACATCATCCCCAATGCGGATCGGTGGTGCTGGCTGGCGACCGGTTGGAGCGGTCCCAGCGAGTCGGACGGTGACTACGCCCTGTGCGTCGGCTCCGGTGGCTTCTGGCACGTCAACAGCTGCTCCCTCTCGTACGGCATCCGCCCCGCTTTGAAGGCCCCCTCTATCCTCTTTGAGGACTCTGAGGCCGGTCTGGACTTGAGCAAGATTCCAACCGATGATCTGCTTCAGGAAATCCACCGCAGACTCGCGGAAAAGGCATGAGTGCCGATAAGCTGGCAGAAGCACGGCAGGCGGCGGAAACATCGCTGGGATTCAAAATCCCGGATGTGGTAGCCACCAGCGTTCTCTGGTATGCCCGGCGCAAATGTGAGCTGGCAGAGCAGCCGGAGAGCTACCTTCCGCTTCTGTACGAAACCGAGCTGACCGACTACTATATGCGGTTGGCAATCAACCTGAAGGGAGAAAAGCAACGTGAGCAACGAATGCGTGAAGCCCGAAATTCCGCAGTTCCCGGAACTGACATTTGAGGAAGAACGGCATCTCTACTACCTGAACGGGCTGGAAGTACCCAGCGTGACCACCCTGATGAAGCCGCTGTCCAGTGACTTCTACAGCACGGTGGACCCGGAGGTTCTGAACAAGGCCGCAAAGCGCGGCACGGCCATCCACAATGCGGTGGAGAACTACGCCAAGTTCGGCATTGAGGACATTCCGCCGGTGTATGCCGGGTATTTTGCTGGCTTCCGGGAGTGGTGGGATAGCCGCAAGCCGGAAGTTCTGGCGACCGAAACCAAGGTCTACCACAAAATCATGCGGTATGCAGGCACGGTCGATCTGCTGTGCATCATCGACGGCAGGGTGACGCTGGTGGACTACAAGACATCGGCACAGGTAAACAGCAAGCTCTGTGCTGTGCAGCTTGAAGCCTATGACAGGGCATGGGAGAGCCACGACATCAAGGTCGATGACCGGCTGATTCTCCACCTGTCCAAGAAGGGCTATCAGGAAGTGTGCTTTCCCCGGAGTGGGAAGTGCTGGTCGGTGTTCTCGTCCTTGATGACAATTAAGAACTACATGAACGAGTGATTTTTAGGAGGTTCGACAGATGGAAAAAGAAACTATGGTGGCAATCGTTCCGAAGGCCGAAATCGTTGATGAGCAGCAGCTCTCCCGCGATGTGACCGACATCGAGTTTCAGGCGGAGTCGCTGGTTATACAGACCGATGAAGATTACGCCTTTGCCGGTGAGTTCGGCAAGATGCTGAAGAAAAAGGCGTCGCAGGTAACGACGTTCTTCAAGCCCATGAAAGACAGCGCCTATCAGGCCCACAAAGCGGTTTGCGACCGGGAAAAGGCCATGCTGACCCCGTTGCGCAACGCCGAGAAGACGGTCAAGCAGGTGATGAGCGCCTACATTGCAGAGCAGGAGCGTAAGCGCCGGGAAGCTGAAGAAGCTGCTCGACGGGCAGCGGAAGCTGAACGGGAGCGCAAGATTCAGGAAGCGGCTACGCTGGAAGCCGCCGGTGACGCAGATGGAGCGGAGGCCGCCTTTGAGGAAGCCGCCATCATGGATGATGCTGCAAGCTATGCGGTAGTGCCTGCCGCAGCCACCCCGAAGGTCTCCGGCGTCAGCACCTCGAAAGACTGGGAAATCGTCGAGATCGACCCCAAGGCGGTCCCGCTGGCGGTGGCTGGCATTGAGCTTCGCCCGGTCGATCAGGCCGCTGTTATGCGCCTCATCCGTGCCTCGAAGGGCCAGATCGAAATTCCCGGCATCACCTACCGTCAGGTCGCAAAAATGAGCTTCAGGGGGTAAAAGAATATGTCTACTGCTATGAGCAAAGCTGAGAGCAACGCTCTCGTTGTCAGCTACGATGTTCTGGGCACGCACGTTGAGCTGGATTTGGATTTCGTGAAGAAGTACCTCGTTCGCGGCAAGGCAGAACTGGTAAGCAATCAGGAACTCGTGTTCTTTATGAACACCTGCCGCCAGCAGAAGCTCAACCCGCTGGTTCAGGGTGAGGTCTACCTCATCAAGTACAGCAAGGATGACCCGGCGCAGATGGTCGTTGGCAAGGATGCCTACCTCCGCAGAGCATTTGACCACCCGGACTACCTGTTCAAGAACGACGGCATCACGGTACAGCGTGGGAACGAGATTATCCAGAAAGAGGGATGCTGCCTCTATCCGGGTGAAACTCTGGTTGGCGGCTGGTGCCGCGTTACCTTCATGCGGAACGGCAAGGAACGCACTGCATTCAAGGAAGTTGCCTTTGCCGAGTACAACAAGGGGCAGGCAAACTGGAAATCCAAGCCTGCCACCATGATCAACAAGGTCGCTGTCAGCCAGTGCGTGAGGGACGCTTTCCCGAAGGACTATGAGGGTGTGTACTCCGAGGATGAGATGATTGCATCTGGCGCTATCCCGGTGGGGTACAGGGAGTTGGATGACCCGAAGCCGGAAGAACAGCCGGCCGAGGAAGAAGACCCGGTCATCTCGCAGGAGCAGCGCAAGCAGTTTTTCAAGGCGGCGCAGGAAAACTTCGGCGAGGACAAGGGCAACGCCGTGGTCAAGTCCATCATCGAGGAGATGGGGCTGACCTCTACGATCGGCATGAAGATGTCCACCTACAATAAGGCGGTCGAGCGGCTGGTCGAGATTTGCACGGCCCACAAGGCGGAGCTGGAAGCTGAGAAAGGCACCAAAAATGACGGTGCGGCTGAAGAATAAAGCCACCCGCGGAAAAGGAAGGTGAGGGGATGCCGTGGATAAGCGTACATCAGGAGGTGGACGGTACGAAGCTCCGTAGATTATACCGTGCCATCGGGTGTTCCAAGTTTGAAGCCCTCGGCATCCTGAACTTCCTGTGGTTCTGGGGCATGAAGAACGCCGATGAGACCGGGCTGGTCAAGGATGCCGACCTCGAAGTCCTGAGCCGATACCTGTACGGCTGCGGCGAGGACTGCCAGCTCGACATGGGCAAAGTGGTTCAGGCCCTTGTGGACACCGGCTGGATTGATGTGGCGGCCGACGGCTTTTACATCCATGACTGGGACACATGGCAGGAACAGTGGTATAAGCTCCAGAAAAACCGCAGGCTGGATGCTGAACGAAAGCGGAAAGCCCGTCAGATAGAGCGAGAGGCCGCAAAGCCTACACCGAAGACCCCGGAGCCGGAACAGATGGAACCTCCTGTGGAACCAGAAGTCAAGCCGCCTGCAAAGCCGAAACCCGATAAAAAATCCTATGCGGAGTTCGTGAAGATGAGCGAAGCAAACTACGACAGGCTCGTGAAACTGTACGGCAAAGCCTTTGCGGATGCCTGCATTGTGGAGCTTGACAACTACAAGGGTGCACGGGGAAAGACCTACAAGGACGACTACCGCGCCATCCTCTGCTGGGTCGTAGACCGGGTCAAAGAAAAGAAACCGGGCCTGCTTCAGCAGGGCGCAAGCGAATCTACGCCGGCTGAAGAAAATCCGTTCAGAGAGTGGGGTGAGCAGAATGGGTGAGTTTGATGGCCTGCTGCAAGGCGTTGTTCGTCAGGCGCAGGCGGCAAATCAGCCGGAGAACGGTGATTACTACGACGATGAAGGGTTCCTCGTCTGCGGGAACTGCCATACCCGTCGGCAGGTAGAGGTCAATATGCCTGACCTGAAGGCTGTTCCGTTCGACCCTAAGAAGAAAATCCGGGTCAAGATGCCGGTATCCTGCCGCTGCCGGGCAGAACGGCGGAAGCAGGAAGAGCAGATGCTCATGCAGGACCGGGAAATGCGGGCAGCACAAGCGCTGAAACAGCAAAGCCTCATGGACGACCGCCTGCGGGACATCAGCTTTGACGGATTCCAGCAGACCAAGGATAACGCCTACAACCTGAAGCTTTGCCTGCGGTATGCGAAGCACTTCGATGAAATGCTGGCAAAGAATCAGGGGCTTTTGTTCTACGGTGGGGTCGGAACCGGAAAGACATTCGCAGCGGCCTGCATTGCAAACCATCTCCTGAGCCTGCGGGTCCCGGTGGTGATGACCTCGTTTGTGAAGCTGCTGGAAACCATGCAGGGTTTCAGTGAGGATGACAGCGCCCTGATTGCCCGGCTGAACAGGGCAAAGCTGCTCATCATTGATGATCTCGGCGCTGAACGCAGTACAGACTTTGCGCTTGAAAAGGTCTACGACATTGTGGACAGCCGGTACAGAGCCAAACTCCCCATCATCCTCACCACGAACCTGAGCATGACCGAAATGAAAGAATCTGCGGACATCCGCTACACCCGCATCTATGACCGTATCTTTGAAATGTGCTACCCGATGCAGTTCACAGGTCGGTCGTGGAGAAAGGCGGAAGCGGCCCGCAGATTTGACGAGATGAAGAACTTTTTGGAGGGCAACGATGGATAAAGTTATCATTGCAAGCGTTGAGGACCGGCTGACGGTAGCTGCCATCCTCATAAAGAACGACTACACCGTCCGGCAGGGCAAGCAGCTCCGGCAGGGCAAGAAAAGCTACGAATACTATCTGGAGTACACTCCGAACGACAAGCCGAAGCAGGCGGCAGGGGAATGAGGACGCAATTCTGCATCTACGGAGAGCCGCGAGGTAAGGAACGCCCGAAATTCTCAACCGTATGCGGCCATGTGACAACCAGAACCCCGGAAAACACGGTTCTGTACGAAAACCTCGTAAAGACCGAGTACAGAATCCAATCCGGGGTTCGGTTTGCTGATGACGCCATGTTGAGCGTGAGGATTTTTGCGTTCCTCTCCGTCCCGAGGTCGGCCAGCCAGAAAAAACACCTTGCCATGATCGACCGCCTGATACGCCCGACACGAAAGCCTGATTTCGACAACATCGGCAAAATCATCTGCGATGCCCTGAACGGCATTGCCTACCGCGATGATGCCCAGATCGTAGACGCACTGGTTCGGAAGTTCTACTCCGACACCCCGCGTGTTATCGTTGAAATCTCAGATATACCGTATGAACAGTAAAGGAGAATGACTATGAGCGACAAAACGTATGTGCTGTCCCTGAGCGCGGACACATTCAACGCCTTCAAGATGGACTTCGACAGCGCCCTCCAGCGCTTGCTTCAGAAGATGGACAGGCTCCAGAGCGACAGCGCCTCCATCAACTGCAAAATCAGCGTGGCACTGACCCCGGCTCCGGAACGGAACTTCGATGCAACGCGGGAGGAGGACACCGTGCAGGTGATGAAGCCCAGCTTCTGCCACGAGATCAGCACCGAAATCAAGGTCAAGGACAAAACGACCGGCAACCTCTCCGGCAACCGCAAGCTGGTGTGGGATGAGGAGCTGATGGAGTATGTGATGAAGGACATCGACGATGGGCAGACCTCGCTTTTCGACACGGCCCAGAACCGCCAGAATGCTGCGCCCCCTGTGGAGCAGGAACCGCCCCAGCTCCCGGAAGGCATCGTGGATGTTGACTACACGGTCATCAGCGATGACAAGGGCTACATCCTGCGCAACCCCGATAAGTGCGGCATCAAGGACCAGTGGGGCATCCTCAAAGTCCTTGAGGGAGAGCGGATGACGGTGAGCCGGAGCGCAGGCCACTGCTATGCGGAGACCGCAGACGGCATCATCGCCCTCGGCTCTGCCTACCTCGCAGAAGATCCCCGCTATGTGGATAACAGCATTCTGGAGCCTCATCTGGCAGAGGAAATCGCCTGCAACGGCTTCGGCACGGTTCAGGTCGGCGACCATGAGGAGCCGGAGAAGATCGTGGTAGAGTGTCTGGAATGCGGCGGCATCCTGCTGGAGGTGGAGAACCCCAACGCCCGGAAGGGTGATGCCGAATGAGGTACGGAACCTGTTTTCTGTGCGGAAAGACCGGTTGGCTGGAGGAGCACCACGTCTACCCGGGGCCGTTTCGGGATAAGTCCGAAAAGTATGGCCTGAAGGTGGGCCTGTGCGGTGAGAGCTGCCATCGGAACGGCCGGTATGCGGCGCACCAGTGCAGGGAAACCTCTGATGCCCTGAAGCAGTTCTGGCAGATCAAGTACATGATGGCCCACAAAGCCAGCGTCGCAGACTTCCGGGCGGCATTCGGGAAGAACTATCTGGAACTCGACTACTACGATGATGAAAGGAGCTACCCTATGAACATTATTGCCATCAGCGGCCGCTTGACACGCGACCCCGAACTGCGCACCACTCCCAACGGAAAGCCCGTGGTGGAGTTCACGGTTGCGGTTGACCGGCCCGGCGTTAAGGACCAGACGGACTTTATCGACTGCGTGGCGTGGGAAAAGAAAGCTGAGTTTGTCGCCCGGTATTTCAAGCAGGGAAAGCGTATCGAGGCAAGCGGTGTTCTTACCACACGCACCTACGAGAAAAACGGGGTGAAGCGCAAGCGGACGGAGGTTCGCTGCGATCAGGTCTTCTTCGGCGAGTCCAAGAAGGATAGCGGCTCCACCCCGCAGGCAGCGCCGGAACCCACGAACGATGATTTTCGCCCGCTGCCCGATGATGATGACATCCCGTTCTGAGAAAGGAGAACACATGGAAGAAAATAAGAATCCCCTTATGGGCCACGTCGTAAAGGTCCCTGCACAGGTGTCCGGCATCCCTGACGGGGTGCAGATGACGGTGAACGCAGCCGTGACCACCTTTGCGGCGGTCGATGGTAAACCGGCTGGCATCGAAAGCATGGGTACGGCAGAATGCAATATGCTTGCCAGCTATACGCGGGGAACGGTCTCGTTCTCTGTCCACGGGGAGAAGCCCGTTATGGTGAGCGTCCGTCTGGATGAGTTGATGAGACTCCTGCAGGCCGCTGCTGTATGTCACCACGAGCAGGAAGACAAGAAGAATGCTGAGGAGGAAAAGGCATGAGAAAGCTGTTTACGTCTGAGTCTGTGACCGAGGGTCATCCCGACAAGGTGTGCGACCGTATCTCTGATGCGGTGCTGGATGCAGTGCTGGCTGTTGACCCGAACGGCCGGGTGGCCTGTGAGACCTGCTGCACCACCGACACGGTGTTCATCGCAGGCGAGATCACGAGCAAGGTCGATGTGAATATTGAGGGTATTGCCCGGCGGGTCCTGCGCGACATCGGTTACACCGGTGGGGCATCTGGCTTTAATGCCGATACCTGCAAGATCGAAGTGGCAGTCCATAAGCAGTCCCCCGATATTGCGATGGGTACAGGTGACGATGTAGGAGGGGCAGGAGATCAGGGCATGATGTTCGGCTATGCGTGCAGTGAGACCGAACAGCTTATGCCGCTGCCCATCATGCTTGCGCACCAGATGGCCTACTGTCTCACCCAGAGGCGCAAAGACGGGACCATCCCCTTTATCCTCCCCGATGGCAAAACGCAGGTAACGGTGGAATATGGGGAGGATGGGATGCCCTCACGCATTGACACCATCGTCATTTCCACCCAGCACTACGAAAATGCAACAGAAGAACAGCTTCTGGAGTCTCTGACGGAGCACGTCATCACCCCGATCCTGAAGTATGCCAAGCACTTTGCCGGTGTCTATGGTGGTGATCTTGACATTGATACCTACAGCCTGTACGTCAATCCTACCGGGCGTTTTGTGCAGGGTGGTCCTGCGGCAGACACCGGCTTGACCGGGCGGAAGATCATCGTGGACACCTATGGCGGTTATGCTCCCCACGGCGGCGGGGCATTCTCCGGCAAAGACCCCACAAAGGTTGACCGCAGTGCAGCGTACATGGCCCGGTACATTGCCAAGAACATCGTGGATGCCGGAATCTGTAGCCGGTGTCAGGTACAGCTTGCCTATGCCATCGGTGTGGCCGAACCCGTGTCCGTCCGCATCGATACGTTTGGCGGAGCAGATGAGGAAAAGCTGGTCAAGGCCGTACGACAGTGCTTCGGTCTGACTCCCCACCAGATCATCGAGCATTTTGACCTGCGCCGTCCCATCTACGAGCAGACATCCGCCTACGGCCATTTCGGCTATGTAACGGGAATCATTCCCCCGTGGGAAGAGACCGACATGGATGAGCAGCTGTGGAAAGCGTACTGTCAGGAATAAGCTCACCGGAATAGCAGAGTAAGGGCAAGCCGTTTCTCCCCGGAGGGGGAGGGGCGGCATAGCCCGTTATGGGAGGTTTTGATATGGCACAGGAAAACATGAACGTCACCATTCCCCCGGAAATGATGCAAGAGATCGTACGGGTGGCATCGGAAACAGCCATTGAAAAGTTTCAGCACGAAGCGGAGCGGAACCGAAAGGCCGTCAAGGACAAGCGCCTGCATAATACCAAGCTGCTGCTTCAGAACTACCACTGCTTTGTAGAGCATAGCAAGAGTGCCGTGTATGAAGCCAGCCAGCTATCCGAGGATGATGACTTCGAGGAGTTGATGGAGGAGCTGATGAGTCAGAGCGACGGCAGGGTGAGGGTCCCGGTGGTGAGGAGCATTCAGGAGAGCGCTGCCCACACCCGCATCATCGTGCAACACATCGACCGTATGCTGGAATACTATAAGTTCCGCTGTGAGCATTCCAAGCGCGCGGAGGAAATGCGTCGGTATCGGACGATTTACGACCTCTACATTGCCCCTGAACCCAAGACTCAGCAGCAGATCGCCGATGAAGAACACGTCGATTTGTCAACCGTGTTCCGCGACCAGAAGGCGGGTATTTCCAAGTTGAGCGCCCTGATTTTTGGATGGTTGGACTAAAATTTTGGCAAAGTTGCAAAAAAGTTGCTATTGCAGTGCAATTACCACTGTGGTAAGATACGAAGCGTGAACCGATGTGTCACCCCGGAAAAACCGCGAGTGGCACATCCGGCCTCGTATCAAGCTGTAAAGCCAAAATTTTCACTCCGAATGCAAAACCGATTGACTCCGGTGGGTAAAGGGTTAGAATGAAGATAAGCCCAAAATCTTACCGAAAAGGTCAGGAGGTACGACAGATGGAACGAAAATCCGATAAAGTTAGACGTCTGGTTGCAGACAGCGACTTCAAAGGGGCTTTGCGGATTGCAAAGGACTTCAGGCTCGGCATCACGAAGGAGCAGTCCTCCACGATGACAAGAGCGTATGAGTGCATGGTCCACGGAAGATTCTACAAGCAGCTCGGCTATGATCTCGATGAGAAGATAGCTGAGGGCGTGAAGATTCTGGTGGGCTTGTACGGAAGGAGCGAGGCACATGATTTACACCAGCCGGTACAGTAACCCGGAACTCAAGACCGGGAACTACACAGTCGTTGGGATAACACGGGGAGCGCCTAAATTCCCCCTTCGGTATACGCTTGCAGGCAACATCATGGAGATCGCGCCGCCGGGTTATCTGTTCAACGAATACAACCGGGAGCGGTTCACGCCGCCCTACTTCCAGCACATGGACAGAGTAGGGACGGCGCGGATTGCTCAGATTCTCCAGCATTATGAGGACATGGGCAAGCCCGTGGTGCTTTGTTGCTACGAAGATGTCCGAAAGCCCGGAGAGTGGTGTCATAGACTGGTGTTCGCAGAATGGTGGCTCCAAAGAACAGGAGAAATGATCGAGGAGCTGCCTGACCCGTCACCAAACAAGTGGGCAAAACAGCCTGAACCGCAGAAAGCGGTTGAGCCTGATGCAGTCCAGATGAAAATGTGGTAATACCCGCCGATAGCTCAGAAAGTAGAGCACCTGACTCTTAATCAGGGGGGCGCACGGTTCAATCCCTGCTCGGCGGACCAACCATAGGGAGTCATGTTGGAAACAGCATGGCTCCCATTTTTTATGCCTACGAACAAGGGCTTTCCAGACGTTCACGTCTTTGGAAACAACCCACCCTCTGGAAAGCAACTGCTCCAGTCGAAACCAGAGGGGCAATTTTGAAAGAAAGGTCGGTGATATGAATGGCAAAGTTCCAGAACCCCGGAGCGTTCTTCCTCGGAACTCTGGTTGCTCAGGAGCAGAAGTTCCTGAAGCCGCTGATTGAAAACGCCCGCAAGCAGGGGTACACCCGGTTCGTTGAGCCGTGCGCCGGCGCTTTCGCCATGTCGCACATCGCGGTGCAGTGTGGGTACAAGCCCAGCGAGATTGAGGCCAGCGACGTTTCGATGTTCACCTCCATCATGGGATATGCCATCACGGGCCAGTCCCTTGAGGAGCTGGAAATCAGAGCGGACGGCTTCACGAATGAGGAGCTGCTTGACCCTGCGGTTGCGCTCTATGCGCAGTTGTACCTGCGGACTGTGAAGAACGCCGGGAAGGAATACTTCTACGGCATCATGCGCGATCTGGAATACCGCAAGGAGGAGCATCTGGCGGAAATCCGCGCACAGCTCGACAGGGCCAAGCAGTCCTTGCATGGGATGAGCTACCGCCCGCTGGATATGTGGAAGCACCTTGAAACGTGCTATGATGACCCCCACTGCCTTGTGGTTGCAAACCCGCCCACCTATGCCGCTGGATTCGAGAAGTGGTACGACACCGGCGGGCGCATGACGTGGAAAGAACCTGAGTACGGCATCTTTGACCCAAAGACCGGGCTGAACGACTTGTACGACAAGATGAACGATGCCAAGTGCCTTCTGATGTGCTACGAGGAGAACGCCCCGGGCCTCACTGCCGGGCATCCTGTCTTTGCTCGGTATGGTGTGCGTGACGGCATCAACGTGTACCTGACTACCAACCGCCCGGATGAGGCGACCATGCTCGCCGAGGGTAAAATGATTACCCGCCCGAACGAGGGCAAGCTGGAGCCGCTGGATTGCAGCATCCTGCCGCGTGATTATGAAATCACCCGCAAGAGCAAGATTCAGATTACCCAGATCGAGCGAACCGCCGCCCAGTATTACAGAAAGCTCTGGACGCACAACTTTGTCGGTTCGTCTGCGCCTATCAACATGGCCGTCCTCATCGACGGCAAACTGGCTGGCGTGTTCGGGCTGGATAAGTCAGCGCTCACGATGGGAGCCTTCGGTACACAGGTTTCCGATGCTGTGTTCCTTATGTACGGCATGACCGTTCCCCATAAGACCTACCGGCTGGGGCGGCTTCTGACCATGCTGGCACAGAACAGGCCGCTGATTATGAATATCTGCACGGATTTGGAGAAGGAAAAGGCCAAGTCCCTCAAGACGGTGCAGATGACCAAATACCCGGAGGCCAAGGAAATGCGGGGGCTGATGGAGTTAACCAAGAAAGTTCCGGATAAGAAGATGGGCTACCGGCTCACATACGAGTCGCCCTTGTACGATAGAAACGCCAAACAGGCATTGAATGAATGGTTAGGGAGGGAAGAACGATGGCAGAAACAGCGCGAGAAAACCAAGTCAGCAGCGCAGCCGTAAAGTATGAAACGGTCGCCGATATGGGTTCCGGTCTGGTCATTGCCAAAGTAAAGCTGACCGACTTCCGCGAGCAGGACATCAACGCTCGCATTATGAAGACCGAGATGCAGAAGCAGCTTACCGACAACATCAAAAAGCGGGGCCAGCTTGAAAGCCTCCCGTTCTGCGCACTCATCGACGGTAAGATCGAGATTATCTCCGGCCACCACCGCATCCGTTCTGCAAAGGACAGCGGTGTGCTGACGGAGCTTTTTGTCATTCTGGACACCACCGGCCTGCGGCGCTCTCAGGTGGCCGCAAAGCAGTTGGCGCACAACGCCATCAGCGGCTTTGATGACCAGTCCACCCTGAAGGAAATCGCCAAGATGATCGACGATGTGGACGATATGCTGGAAAGCTACATTGGCAAGGACATCATCGGCGAGCCTATGGCCGAGCTTGAGAAGCTGCTGTCCCCGAAGGTGGAGTTCGACTGGAAGAACGTCACGTTCACCTTCCTGCCGCACCAGCTCCGCGATCTGGACCAGCTTGTGAAGGTTCTGGGGTCTCTCAGCCCCGATATGCTGGGCGTTGCCGATATTGACCAGCACGAGGAGTTCATCGAAACCATCACGAAATATCAGCAGTTTGCCAATGTCAAGAACACCGGCGCTGCCATCCATGCCATGATTAAGGCCACCGAATCCCTGTTCGATGACCTGCACTTTGACGAGAGTCAGGAATGGGTGCAGTTGCCTAACCTGTTCGGCTCTCCGGCCATCCCCAAAGAGGCTGCTGATACCATCACGCAGGCGCTCGACAAGATGGTCAAGGAGGGCGAGATCGGCCCGAAGAACAAGTGGCAGGCCCTTGAATACTGGGCTGCGGATTATCTGGCAGGGAAGTAGGTGATAGCAAATGCCTACGCCTCTAAAGTACAATCCGGCGTACCACGATGACTGGGCATGGTCGCTTGCTATCAAGGGCGCAACAGATCAGGACATTGCTGATGCCTTCCATGTTTCGCGTAGGACCATCATCCGCTGGCGGCAGACGTACCCGTCGTTCAATGAAGCCTGCCAGCACGGGAAGGAAGTCGCCGATGCAAAGGTGAAGCGGTCGCTGTATGAACGTGCCGTAGGCTTCGAGTATCAGGAAAAGGAAAGCACCATCGACGTAGACCCCCGGACGGGCGAACAGAAGCCGGTGCGGGTCAGAACGCTCACCAAGAAAGCCGTCCCCGATACGATGGCGCAGATGTACTGGCTCAACAACCGATGCCGGGATGAGTTCTCCCAGACCCAGAAGGTTACGCTTGACGGAGCTGTTCAGACATCCCCGTTCGATAACCTGACGGATGATGAACTCCGCCGTCTGGCTCAAATGGACGAGGGCCTTGATGGCGACGCAGAATAATGTTTCGCCTGCCAAGCGCAAGTACCTCGGCTCCAATGCCCGGATTGCGCTGGCGAAACGGCACTACGCCGATTATGTCCAGTACGTCCACATGGGCAGGTGGAAAAGAGCCAGACACCTCGACCTCGTGTGTGAGAAGCTGGAAAGCATCATGGAGGGGAAGACCAAGCGGCTGATGATATTCATGCCGCCGCGCCACGGCAAGTCCATGACCGTGACCGAAACCTTCCCCTCGTTCTATCTGGGAAAGAACCCAGAGAAGCGTGTCATCGAGATCAGCTACAGCGGCGACCTTGCCCAGCAATTCGGCAAGCGGAACCGCGATAAGGTCGAGGAGTTCGGTCCTGCGCTGTTTGGGCATACCATCTCCCAAGTGCAGGCCACCAAAACGAACTGGAACCTCGACAACGGCATGGGCGGCATGATCTCCGTTGGTATCGGCGGCTCCATCACCGGCTATGGCGCAGACCTGCTTATCGTCGATGACCCCATCAAGAACCGCGCCGAGGCTGAATCTGCCACCTACCGCGATAAGCTGTGGGACGAGTACCAGTCCACGGTGAGTACCCGACTGCACGCAGGCGGCGCTGTTATCATCATCCTTACCCGCTGGCACGAAGATGACCTTGCCGCCCGGCTCCTGAACCCGGAGTACGGCAAGGTTGAGGACTGGGACATTATCTCGCTCCCGGCCGTTTGCGAAGACCCGGCTACCGACCCTCTGGGCCGTGAGCTAGGCGAGGCGCTGTGGCCTGCGGGCGGCTACGACGAAGCATGGGCTGCACAACAGAAAGAGACCGTCGGTACATATGCATGGTCTTCTCTGTATATGCAGACCCCCACACCAAGCTCCGGCGGTATGTTCAAGAGAGAGTGGTGGAAACGCTGGGCGGCGCTGCCGTCCGGCCTGCATGACTTCATCCAGTCGTGGGACTGCACCTTCAAGGACAAGGACGGCTCGGACTTCGTTGTCGGGCAGGTCTGGGCAAGGAAAGGCGCAGACCGCTATCTGCTCGATCAGGTACGTGGCCGCATGAGCTTCACGGAAACGCTGGATGCCATGCGCGGACTTTCCTCCAAGTGGCCCCAGACCACAAGAAAGCTGGTCGAAGACAAGGCCAACGGCACGGCGGTCATCGACGTGCTGAAGAAAGAAATCCCCGGAATCATCCCGGTGGAGCCGTTTGGCGGCAAGGTAGTCCGCGCCCATGCGACCACCGCTGTGGCTGAAGCTGGAAACGTCTACATCCCAGCGGCATCTACCTGCCCGTGGGTGATGGACTTTGTGGAGGAAATGGCGGCGTTCCCAAGCGGTGCGCACGATGACCAAGTTGACTGCTATTCGCAGGCGAACGCCTATTACAACGACAATACGTTTGATATTCGTTCGCTGATAACGTAAGAAAAGAGGTGAATGCAATGCTGATTATTTTCTCGGTCAATGACCAGAAAATCACCCATGACCTGAAAGGCCAGCTTGTCGCAGGCAGCGTAGACATTGTGCAGGCCGCATTCAAATTTGACAGCTCGTGGGATGAACTGGACAAGATCGTCGTCTTCACGAGCAGCGCTTGTCCCAAGCCCGTCCCGGTGCAGTTTGCCGATGAGGCGTTCTACATCCCGAAGGATGTGCTGAAGCCCGGCAAGCTCTACGTTTCCGTGGTCGGTTTCGGGCTGGACGGTCGGAAGAAAACTACGCAGAAGTGGGACATCATGCAGGCTATCACCGTTCAGAATTGCGGCGATGGCGGCGATTGTGACCTGCTGCGATATTTGGCACTAGGTCAGGTCGCCGACGGGAAAGTCGCAAAGGACGAAGAAGTCAAAGATATGCTGGACACTGTGTTTGGCAAATCGGAAGCTCCCAAACCAGACCCCGGTGGCTCGGACTCCAATGACAAGAACGTCAGCGAGGATGACATTGCCACCGATAAGGACGTAGCCGATATGCTCAACAAAGTATTTGGCTGATGTCCTCTCGCCCTTGAAAGAGGGCCTTAATTCGTCATAGCAGCGCTGAAACTGCTGTGAAATATAATTTTGGAGGTATGCAAATGCCCGTATCCGCAAGTAAGCTTGTAACCCTCGCTCAGTTGCAGGCGCAGGCGGAGAGAGTGAAGCAGGAGCTGGCGAAGTACACGCTGGCATCCGAGCTTGGCTCCCTCGCCAAGAAGAGCGAAATTTCGGAAGCTGACCTCTCGGCTGCTCTGAAGTCCGTTATTGACGGAAAGATGGATGCAGCAGACAGTATGACGACCGAGGAAATCAACAGTGCCATCGCCACCGCCATTGCAAAGTCTGCTCATGCACGCTTCGAGAAAGTTGAGAAGGTTCCTTCCAACGATGAGGCGCAGGATAATGTGCTGTATCTGGTGATGAATGCTGCCACCGGGTACTACGACATTTACGCTAAGGTCGGTGAGGAAGTCGTCCGTCTGGATGATACCACCGTTGACCTGAGCAACTATGCGACCATCGAACAGCTGAATGCCGTTTCTGGCGGCATTGGCGGCACGGTGTATGCAGGCACGAAGGAAGACCTGTCTGCATCCGATGATTCGGTTATCGCCGCGTATTTCAAGGCGCACACCGACGTGGCCGTCAAGAAGGGCGATGTCTTCGTGGTCACGACCACCGTTGGCAACTCTACCTACGAGAAGTCCGCCTACTTCTACGACGGCAAGGCGTGGGTGGCGATGAGCGGCAATGTTGATGCCGATAAGGTCATCCTGCGCGAGAACATCACGTTGGCCGGTGGCTATACGCAGGTCGGCAACTTGACCAAGAGCCAGAACGGCACGGCCACTTTCTCCACCAAAGGCAAGAGCGTCATGGATGCCCTGACCGAGATTTTCAGCAAGCGGCTCCAGCCCAGCATCACCGCCCAGCCGTCCATCGGCACGTTCACGCTGACCGGTGCTGGTGCTGTTGAGGCCGGCACTAAGGTAGCTGCTGCGGCCTACTCTGGCGCAACGCTGAATGCCGGCTCCTACCAGTATGGCCCGGCCACCGGCGTTACCGCTACCAACTGGAAGGTCGAGCGTATCACCAATGCGGCCACCACGCAGGTGACTACTGCTGATGCAGCATCCCTGACCGCTGGCTCTGACAACAACGGCGGCGCTGGCTTCATCATCGGCGATGCAGGCGGCGACAATGCCGTGTCCAGCCTGAAGTACCGCGTGACTGCAACCCACGGTGCAGGCGTGACTGCAAAGGACAATCTCGGCGCTGACTCCAGCCCGGTCGTTGCCATTGCGGCAGGCAGCAAGACCAAGGATACCGCTGCCTACGTCCCGTTCCGTGCCGTGTTCTACGGTGCATCCACCGGCAAGCCTGCTCTGGACAGCGCGGCCATCCGCGCACTGGGCAAGACCGGCAAGGCATATGCAGCTGGTACGCTGACCATCAATGTCCCCGTCGGTGCGCAGCGTGTGGCAATCGCCTGCATTGCGACGGTCAAGGGCGTTACCAAGGTCATCAACGAAACCGCCATGAACGCAGATGTCACCAGCACCTTCGTGAAGTCCACCGTCCCCGTTGAGGGCGCAAACGGCTATGCAGCGAAGGACTATAACGTCTGGGTCTTTGAGCCTGCCGTTGCTTATGGCAACGCCGCAGTCCTCAAGGTAACGCTGGGCTAAGAGGGGAGGAACTGAACATGGCTGTGAATAATACCACAAAGGCATACTCCAACATGGAGTTTCCCCTGAGCATGAAACGTCAGGATGCTTTTGCTCTTGACCCGACCTGCGTCTGGCCTTCTCTGGCGGAGGCGCAGAACTACGCAAAGACGAACCCGACCGCGTACATCGGTCAGGTTCTCTCCGTGGTTGCTGATGGTACGGCTACCGCATACACCATCAAGAACGCTGCTGGCGATCTCGCCCCGCTGGGCGCTGCCGCAGTCGATATTGCGACCGATTCCGAAGTGAGCGAGATGCTGAGTGAAGTATTTCCCGCCAACAACACCTGATAAAGATATGGAGGAATGAACGATATGGCATACAATGAGGAAAAGCTGGCCCGCCTGAAGCACCTGAAGCAGCTCGCACAGAAAGCTAAGGCTGAGAGCGACGCTGTTGCTGCTCGCGTTAAGGTTCTGGAAGATGTTGGCGCACAGGCCAACGTGCTGGAGACCATCAAGGTCAACGGTGTGGTGCAGGACATCAAGGATAAGGCTGTGGACATCAAGGTTCCCGGCTACACTGTGGAGAAGTCTGAGAAGTCCAGCGACTATGCTGCTGTCTACCAGCTCATGAAGGATGGCGTTGCCGTTGGCGCGGCTATCAACATTCCGAAGGATATGGTGGTTAAGTCTGGCTCTGTTGTGACCAACCCCACCGGCCAGCCCAAAGGCACTTATATCAAGCTGGTTCTGGCAAATGCCACCAACGACACCCTGTACATTGATGTCGGCGGCCTGATCGAGTACGTTACATCCGGCTCTGCTGCGGGTGATATGGTTGTCATCGCCATTGATGAGCAGACTCATAAGGTCACCGCATCTATCACCGACGGCGCAATCACTAAGGCAAAGCTGGAGACCGAGGTGCAGACCGCCCTGAACAAGGCCCATGAGCACGCCAACAAGGCACTGCTGGACACCTACGACCAGACCAACGCCGACATCAAGGATGCTGTCAGCAAGAAGCACTCTCACGCCAATGCAGCCGAGCTGGACAAGATCGCTACCGGCGATAAGGCAAAGTGGGACGCAACCTCCACCAAGGTTGAAGGTATTGCTGAGGGCGCTACCAAGGTTGAGGCCAGCGCCACCGAAGGCAATATTAAGATCAATGGCGTGGAGACTCCGGTCGTTACCATCGCCACCGACGCTGAGGTCACTGAGATGCTGACCGAGGTCTTTGGCGCAACCGCCTGATAACCCATAAGTAAGAATGCAGCGGCAGGGGAATGGACTCCTGCCGCTGTTATTTTTGGAAAGGAAAGCGAACATGAGCGACAAACTCAACACGCTTGAAGCGCTTAGGCTTGCTTCTCTGAAGGCAAAGGGTTACACGGCAGAACAGATTTCAGCGTTGTCTTCTGCGATGGAAGACATCATCAAGGACATCAACGATTCACTGAAGACCTGCGAAGATCATGTACAGTCGGCTCATGCTCCTGCCAATGCGGAAGAAAACGTCATCGTTAGCATCCAGAGGAATGGGCAGGCTATCCCTCCCGACAACAAAGTCGTGAACATCGAGGTTCCGACCAAGACCTCTGCGCTGGAGAACGACTCCTGCTATGCCACGGCGGATGAAGTTCAGGAAAAGGTCAACGGGGCCGGGCATCTGAAAGCAGTCCCTGTCGATGCTCTCCCTGCGCCCAGTGAGGCCAACGCTGACACCATTTATTTCCTTCGTAAGAACAACAGTGAAGCTGGGAAGCAGTACAGAGCGTACAAGCTCATCCACGGCATCTTTGAGATCGTCGGCTCTGCTGAGGTGGACCTCACCAGCTATGCTACACGGGAAAGTGTGGCAAAGGCGGATGATGACCTCATCAAGGGCATCTACGACAACATGACCGCAAGCAGCGAGAAGTATCTGGGCAGTGGGAACCTGCTGCTGTTTTGGACGCTTCTGAAAAGCCTGCTCAATGGCCATGAATCCAGCATCAACGACCTGCTGGCCCGCGTGAAGTTGCTGGAGCTGATTCTGAGCGCTGATGTTACCGGCAATCCATACTATGTCACCTTCAACACACTGACGGATGTTGTGGTATCCTCTGGTGTCTGGAACGAGTCGGATGGACGCATTGAATTCTAACAGGAAGGAGGAAGCGCAATGCACATACCTGAAGATGAGGCCGAGCGTCGGCGTTTGAATGAGCGTGGCCGTGAAATTCTCCGGAGGAAGAACGGCGCTGTGCGTCCGCATCGTGAGGATGGCTATGTGAACCTCCTGAACAAGTACGGAACCAAGCAGGACAACTCCGAGGCGTACAAGTTTGAACGGGAGCCGGTCATCCCTGATATGCAGCTCACCGGGCTGTATGAGGGCAACGGCCTGTTCTCCAAAATCATTGATACGCCTGCCGAGGAAGCGCTGAAGCATGGCTTCGACCTGAACCTGAAAAGCGACGAGTTGAACGCCTTTGTGGAAGACGCTCTGGATGATCTCGAATGGGAAGAGAGAGCCGCCACCGCAATCAAGTGGGCGCGGCTCTACGGTGGCGCTCTTATCGTCATGCTGATTGACGATGGGCGCGGGCTGGAGGAGCCTGTTGACTGGGAACATATCCGCAGCATTGATGAGCTGCGCGTCTATGAGCGCTCCATTGTACAGCCCGACTACGCCAGCCTGTATCAGCAGGACTACGGCGGGAAGGGCGTGGGAAACCGGGTGTCCAAGTTCGGACAGCCGGAATATTACTATGTTTCCAGCATCTACGGCTCCTTCAAGGTCCATGAGAGCCGATGTCTGGTGTTCCGCAACGGCGTTCTGCCGGAGCAGACCTCCAATGCAACCTACCTGTTCTGGGGTATGCCTGAATACGTCCGCATTCGCCGGGCGCTGCGGGAAACCGTAACAGCCCACACCGACAGCGTGAAGCTGCTGGAGCGGAGCGTGCAGGCTATCTACAGCATGAAGGGCCTTGCCTCTCTGCTGACCACGGATGACGGCGAGAACCAAGTGCTGAAGCGCCTACAGCTTGTAGACACTTCCCGTGGTCTGCTGAACAGCATCGCCATTGACTCCGAGGGAGAGCAGTACGACTTCAAGACGTTCCAGTTTTCCGGTGTCAAGGATGTCATCGACGCGACCTGCAATATGCTGTCCGCGCTGACGAACATCCCCCAGACGATTCTGTTTGGCCGCTCACCGGCCGGCATGAACGCCACCGGCGACAGTGACTTCGAGAGCTATTACAACTTTGTGGAGAAGATTCAGCGCTTGATGCTGAAGCGTAACCTCCGCACACTGCTGGACGTTGTGTTCCGGGCGGGCATCGCTTCAGGCGATGTGGCCGAGGAACCCGACTACAAGCTGGAGTTCAAGCCCCTGTGGAGCCTGAGCGACACAGAGCAGGCCACAGTTGACCAGACCAAGGCTCAGACCGCTCTGGTCAAGGCCCAGACTGCGCAGGCATACGTCGATATGCAGGCGCTCGACCCCACCGAGGTGCGCCGCCGCCTTGCGTCCGATGAGGAGTTTGATGTCGAAGACATCATCTCCGAGGATGACGAGGATGATCTGTTGCAGTCGTTGCTGGGTACTGAGCCGAGCACCATGAGCGACGTGGAAGCCACCCAGAAGAACATTGAGCAGGGGAAGGCTCCGGGCGGCGAGGAACAGAGCGCTACCGTAGCACCTACGGCCACTCCGCCGACCACCAATGCCGATGCCGCCGACACTGACTATGGTGTCGGCGTTCTTGTTGTGCAGGATGGCCGGTTTCTCTGCGGCACTCGCCTGAAGGGCGGCTCTGTTGGTGGACCGGGTGGGCATATGGAGGCGGGGGAGTCCCCGGAAGATGCAGCCATCCGCGAAACGCGGGAGGAGTTTGGCATCACGCCGAAAGACCTCATGCCGGTAGCCTTCCTGAGTGACCTGAAACCGCCGTACTGCCCGTCCCATGTGTTTCTCTGCACGGATTTTGACGGCAGCATCCGGTGCGCTGATGGCGAGATGGCCTCTCCGGGGTTCATCACCGCCGAAAAGGTGGCCGAGCTGTCCACTCAGAATCCGGAACGTCTGTTCCCGCCGTTTGCCCAGAGCATCGCCGCGTTGCTCGACGTTTTATCGTCAAATCCCGGTTTGACATCGGATGCACAAAATGCTAAGATGAAAGATAGGATGGACTTCAACGAAGCCGACCACCCACGGGATGAAAACGGGCAGTTCGCAGAGGGCGAGGGTGGCAGCGCTGGCTCCACCGAAAGCGGGCCTGCGGTATCTCCCGAAGGCGAAAATGTCCCCTGCACTGGGTTTGCTTCTCCTACAAGGCTTGAAGATCATGCCACCCGCCACGGGCTGGCTGAGATGGGCTTTGTGACGAAAGAGGAATACCAGCAGAAAGGCATCGACTTTCTGAAGCAGCCTTGTGACGGTGATGTTATTGGTTATGCTCGGCCTGATGGCGTAGTTGTTCGGTTCAACACCAAAACGACAGAGTACGCAACCGGTGTTCCCGGTGGGCCGCTTAAAACCTACATGAAAGCCAAGTGCAACCGAAAGACTGGCGAGGCACGGCCCGAAGTCGCCATGAAGTATTACGAGTTCAATAGGGAAAAGGACCTGAAGGAGGAAGACGATGAGCAAGGCAGTTAAATGCCCGGTATGCGGGCAGACCGAACTTGTCGATGACGGCGATGTCTGCGATGTCTGCAAGTGGTTCCATGACCGCTATCAGGAGGAGTTTCCTGATGAGGAGGACTGCGAGAACCACATGAGCCTGAACCAAGCCCGCGAGGCATGGAAGAACGGGCAGAAGGTGGAGTGATTGCAATGTACAACTTCATTGCAATCTACCGCATCCTGAGTTATCTGGAGCAGGCGCTGGACTATGACGAACCTGATATGTCGCAGATTTCATCAAGCGCTTTGGGGCTGTCGGCCAACAGATGGCTTGCGCTCCTGCGGTTGCTGGAGGATGCCGGATATATCGAGGTCTTCGGCCATAGAACGAGGATAACCCTACGTGGACTGGAGTATCTACAACAGAATAGCCTGATGCAGCGAGCCGTAAGCCTCATGTGAGGTTTGCGGCTTTTCTGCTGTGTAAGAGCGATGGGAAACCACCGCTCTTTTTCTTTGCCCGAATTTCCCATCTCAAAAACGGAATGGAGAAAGAGCATGAACAAGGTTACGATTTACAGATATGACGAAAACAAACCCGTGCGCACCCTGAACCTGAACGGCGAACCGTGGTTCGTTCTGCGGGATGTGTGCGAAGTCTTAGGGCTTGGCAACAGCCGCATGGTTGCAGACCGTCTGGACGAGGATGAGAAGGGGGTAAGTCAGATTGACACCCTTGGCGGCGTGCAGAATGCCACCATCATCAGCGAGTCCGGCTTGTACAACGTCATCCTGCGCAGCGATAAGCCGGAGGCCAAACCCTTCCGCAAGTGGGTCACGGCCGTGGTGCTGCCCAGCATCCGCAAGAACGGCGGCTACATTGCCGGGCAGGAGGAGCTTTCCCCTCAGGAGCTTATGGCAAAGGCCCTGCTGGTCGCGCAGAAGACCCTGACTGACCGCGATGCCCGCATCAAGGAGCTGACGGCGCAGAACCAGATCATGCAGCCGAAGGCTGAGTATTTTGACGAGCTGGTGGCCCGGAACCTGCTGACCAACTTCCGCGAAACCGCCAAGGAGCTTGGCATCAAGGAGAAGGACTTCATCGGCTGGCTGCTCGACCACAAGTACGTCTACCGTGACCAGAAGAACAAGCTGATGCCGTATGCGGCAAAGAACAACGGTCTGTTCGAGGTGAAGGAGGGCAAGGGTCGGCACAATGATTGGGCCGGGACCCAGACGCTCATCACCCCGAAGGGCCGGGAGACCTTCCGTCTGCTGTGCAAGGAACCGGCTGTTTTACCGCAGTTCACCGCATTGTAAACCGATATCAAGGCGATTGTAAACCAGAAAAGAGCCACTTTTCCACCGCAATCACCGAAATGGTCGGAAAACGCAAAGCTAGAAATTGGCTATTGGGGGAATATATCCACCTGTTTTTGGATAAATATTCAAAAATGGCCGAAAACAGGCCAAAATCCGCAGGAACGTCCACCGGACAATCCGGCGGAGCGTCCGACTATAACCGTACCTTACCCAACCAAACCGTAACCTGTTGTCAAATTTTCACTTCGTTCAAATTTGCCAACGGTGCGGGCGCGGGGCCGAGCGTCAGGCAGGGGCTTTTCGCAACTGCCGCAAATAAAGCCATCTAACGGCTTTCAAACCTCTGACACAAAATTATCCCACACGCACATTTGGGACGTTTCTCGGCACTCATCAGAAGTTCTCAGAGGGCATTAAGCCATAATCTTAACTGCGGCGGTGCAAATCGCCGCTTTTTTGCTGTTCGGAACCAGAAAAGGAGGCGAAAACAGTGAATGATACCGTCCACGGACACATGGTACAAGACCTGCTCCGCCACCGCTTCGGCAGTCACGATAACCTGATATGCAAATATTCATCCAAGTACCCTGTGCAGGCGGAACGCGAGTTCCAGCGGCTCACCAATGCCTACATCCGTATCTTGAACGAACTGCTGAAGGAGTATCTGCCGGAGATCAGGGACGCGGCCCGCGCAGAGCGTGAAGCTGGTCAGCGCCATGATGACGCTTCGGACCTGATTGCGAAGGTCAAGACGGTTTTCTCCAAGATGACCGTGGAGCTGGAGCGGCGCACCTCTATGTTTGGCCTGCGCAGCAAGATCGAGTCTATGGCAAAGCTCACGCGGAAGTTGAGCATCCGTGAGTGGAAGAAAGCCGTCAAGTCCACGCTGGGCATCGACCTGATGGATGACTACTACACCGGCGAGCTGTACAGAACGATGATGGAACGCTGGGTCGAGGATAACGTGGCGCTCATCAAGACCATCCCGCAGGAAAGTCTGGGGCGTATGCGCCAGATCGTGCTGGAGGGCTATCGGAACGGCGAAACCACGACGGCCATCGTCAAGCAGATTCAGCGGACGTACAGCGTAGACCGGCGGCACACCCAACTGCTTGCCCGCGACCAGATTGCCAAGCTGAACGGTGACATCACCCAGCAGCAACAGCAGGACGCAGGCGTGGTGGAGTACGTCTGGTCAACCTCTGGCGATAGCCGCGTCCGCCCAAGCCATGCTGCGCTGAACCACAAGCGGTTCCGCTGGGATGACCCGCCGGTGGTCGATGAAAAGACCGGGCGGCGCTGTCACCCCGGCAAAGACTACCAGTGCCGCTGCTGCGCACTGCCGGTCTTCAACATCAAAACCGTTGACCTGCCGGTCACGAAAGGGGGCGATGGCCGTGGATGAAACCATCCTGTAAGACCTGAGAGGGGAGTTGTTCAACATGGAAAACGATATGAAGGTTCAGCGCTTTGACAGCCTGCCGCTGGATGCCACCTATTTCACAGATGAGGGCTACCTTGTAGACCACCCCATCGTGACATCGGTAGGCATTTTTGTTTATCACAACCCGGACGGTTCCGAACGCCGGGAGCTGCGGTTGCCTGAAGAAGTCTTTGCTGAAAAGAGCCTTGCGTCCTACAAGGGGAAGCCCATCATCGTAACGCATGATGCTGGCTACGTTGACACCGACAACGTGAAAGATGAGAGCATCGGCACGATTTTGTCGGAGGGCTACCGGGACGGCGATGATGTCCGTGCAGAAATCATCATCCACGACACCGACAGCCTGAAGAAGTACAAAATGCGTGAGCTGTCCTGCGGCTACAACCTGCGTCTGGACGAAACGCCCGGTGTCTGGGAGGGGCAACCCTATGATGCCATTCAGCGGGACATCGAAATCAACCATCTTGCCCTTGTCGATAAGGCGAGGGCTGGTGAACAGGCCCGGCTCAACATTGATGGGCAGGGCCACGACTGCATGAAAGGAGAAAAACTGAACATGGAAAACACCACCAAGAGAACTGATGGCGCTCCCACCCCGGAGGAGCTGGCCGCTGCTGTGGAGGCGTTCAAGAAACGCCGTGCAGAGCGTTCTGGTGCTGCGGCCGACGGCGGTATTACCGCAGAGCCGCCTGCGCAGACCGCCGGTGCTGCTGAAGGCGAACAGCCGGATGCAGTTCAGCAGGTCAAAGACCGCCGTGACCGCCGCGATTCTGAGGGCGACCCGGAAGATATGCCCGGCGCAATGGGCGTGATCGCGCAGCAGGACGAGGACATCGACACCCTGCTGGGAGTTATCGACGTTCTGAAAGCTGCTGGCACGACCACTGATGGCGCTGAGGGCGACTGCGGCGGTACTCAGACCGATGGCGACGGCGATGAAGGCAACGCCGATGAGGGCGGCGATGCCGCGCAGGATAAGAAACACCACGCAGACTCCGCCAATGACTTCCGCGAGTTGCTGCGCGTTGTCCGTGTCGGCGACCGCCTGAACATGGATGGTCTGGAAGCCATGAGCGTCAAGGATGCCAAGAAGGCCGTTCTGGGCAAGCTGAAGCCCACCCTGCATCTGGACGGCAAGAGCGCCGCCTACGTCAACGCAGCGTTTGACATGGCCGTTTCCGAGATGAAGGAGCGCAAGGATACCAACTATCAGCGTTCCCAGATGATGCACGGCGATGGCAAGCCCCCTGTGAAGCAGACCAGCTCCGCTTCCGAGGCCCGCCAGCGCATGATCGACCGCAGAATGAAGAAGGAGGAAAAGTAAGATGGGTGTTCAGAAAACCTACGGCTATGCAACCAGCAAGGGCGTTGCAGGTGGCATCTACGATATGTTCCACTACCCGGTGGACTCCCGTTTCAATGAGGAGGAGACCGGCAAGCTGCATTTCGGTGTTGGTGTTGTCACCGGCAAGGTCCCGGGCAGCAGCGTTGCGCTTCCGACCAGCGCAAGCACTGCTGATAACTTCGAGGGTGTTGTCATCAACGGTTTCGACCGCCAGCAGGATTTGGAGGGGAAGCTCTACGTCCTGAACAACCAGAACGTCGGTGTCATGCGCCGTGGCCGCGTTTGGGTACGTCTGGCGACCGGCGCTGCACCCGCCTATGGTGATGCCCTGCACATGATCGTGGAAGGCGATGAGGCAGGTTGCTTCGCAAAGGAGGGCGGCATCGCAATTCCCGGTCGTTTCATCGGTGCGGCCAGCAATGGCGTTGCGCCGGTGGAGCTGTACGGCGTTCCTGCCGCGAGCGGCGCTGACGGTCACGCTGCATCCACCGACGATGCCAAGCCTACTGTCTGAGAGAAGGAGGACAAAATCAGATGAACACTAACCAGAAATCCATGAGATACGACCAGAACGACTACGACGCTCTGCTGCACTCCAAGATTCCGGCCGCTCTGGTCGAAACTCCGCAGATGAACTTCGATGACGCCAGCGATGCCTCCGTGTTCTTCGCCCGTGAGCTGGATTACGTCAAGTCTCAGTCCTACGATGTGGAGTACCCGGAGTTCACCGCGCTGAAGCTGTTCCCGGTGTCCAGCGAGATCAACCCCGGCGCCGAGACCGTCACTTACTACAGCTACGACAAGACCGGCATGGCGAAGATTATCAGCAACTACGCCACCGACCTGCCCCGTGCTGATGTGAAGGGTAAGCCCACCACCGCCATCATCAAGTCTCTGGGCGACAGCTACGGCTACTCCATTCAGGAAATGCGTGCCTCTGCTATGGCAGGCAAGTCGCTGGATGCCCGCAAGGCAGAGTCCGCCCGCTACCAGATCGACTACCTGAACAACAAGATCGCATGGAACGGCGATGCCGAGACCGGCCTGCGCGGCGTCCTGTCCAAGGACAACGATGTGCCGCTGTACGTCCCTGCGACCGGTGCAAAGGGTTCTACTAAGTGGGCCGACAAGACCGAGGACGAGATTCTGGCCGACATCACCGGTATGCTGAAGCAGGTCGCCCGCACCACCAAGAAGGTGGAGAAGCCGGACACTCTGGCCCTGCCGTCCGAGGCGTATATCGAGATTCAGAACCGCCGCATCGAAAGCACTGCGACCACCGTGCTGAAGTACATTCAGGATAATATCACGGATATTGCCCGCATCGTCTCCTGCCCGGAGCTGGACCCCGACAGCGTGGACACCAACCCGTATGCGGCAGAAAGCGATGGCAAGGGCGTTGCGCTGCTGTTCAAGAACGACCCCCGCAAGTTCACCATCGAGAACCCGCTGTCCTTCATGCAGTATCCCGTGCAGCCTGAAGGTCTGGAGATGGTCGTTCCCTGCGAGGCCCGCACCGCAGGCGCTATCATCTACTACCCCATGTCCATGCTGATTGCTACTGGCATCTGCTGATTCACCCGTGGAGCTGCCGTGTGTTTATGCGGCGGCTCCTATCTTTTTGTAAAGGAGCTATGATATGAAACTGAAGAATATCGGAAACAAAATCATCAGCATCGGCGCTACCGTGATCCTGCCGGGTGAAGCCAAGGAAGTCACCGGCTATGATGACAACGAGATCGTGAAGTTCTTCATCGGGCAGGGAAATCTGTCCGAGGTCAAGAGCCGCACTGCTGCGAAGGAAAAATAAGTCATGGAAGATGCTGTCAGAATTTTCAGGCTGGTTGCCACCGAGTTCGACGTGCTGAACGATGAGACCGTTGAGGCATGGCTGAACCTCACAGCGCCGCTCATCAGCAAGAAGGTGTTCGGGAAGCTGTATGACCAAGCCATCGCACTCCTGACGGCACATCGCCTGAAAATGGCCGGCTATGGCGACAACCAGTACGGAAGCGTAGGCGACGCTCTGCGCGTTGGAAGCTACACTGAAGGCGAAACGTCTGTCAGCTTCAACGTAAATCAGGGAACCAACCTGATGGCAGATGCCGAACTGGCGCTGACTCCCTATGGTCTGGAGTATTTGACGCTGCGGCGGCTGGTCGTGATCTCGATTCACTCAGCGGGTGAGTGCCGATGACTGGCGGGTGGGACCGGCTGACCCCGGAAGGCGAAAAGTTCTTCCGCCAAATTGATGAGCTTCAGGACAAGGAAGTTTTTGTTGGATTTCAGGCTGGCAAGGTCACAGACGACCGGGGCGTTGATATGGCTCAAATTGCTATGTGGAACGAACTGGGAACTTCGACCGCGCCGTCCCGGCCATTTCTGCGCAAGAGCGTTGATGAGAATGCTGACCCCATCAATGCCATGTGCGCACAGCAGCTAAAGGCTATTACTGCTGGCGGAACGGCCGAGCAAAGCCTGAAGCAAATTGGCGTATTCGGCGTGGGCTTAGTTCAAGAGAAAATCGAGAGCGGCAGCTATGAACCGAACGCGCCCTCCACCATCCGCAAGAAGAAATCAGACAAACCGCTGATCGACACTGGCAGAATGCGGCAGTCCGTCAAATACGTCATTCGCAAGAAAGGAAGTGGTTGATATGGGGCTTGGCATTTTTCGCAGAGCATTTGTTGTGCGTCGCTTCGGCGAGGAGAACATTGTCGATGGCTATGGGGTTTCCGGGTATAAAGACTTCATCACGTCCCTGAATGTTCAGCCGCTCTCCAAAGATGAGCTTCAGGCGCTCCCGGAAGGTGAGAATACCGTAAAGCGCATGAAGGCTTTCGGTGATCTCGTTTTCCATACCGCAGACCGCTCTGCCGGCCGCAGAGCCGACTGGCTTTTCTATCAGGGGCGGATGGACCCGGAAGGACACTGGTATGAATGTGTCAGCTCGCTGGGGTGGGACCACACGATGGTGGGTCACTGCCGCAGCGAGTTTGTTCAGGTTTCAGCAGCAGAGGCCAACCGTATGCCGCGCCCTGAAATCCGAGCAGATGGGAAAGGTGGGTATTGCTGCGTATGACGCTTTCTGAGCTGAAGAAGCTGCTTGTGCAGCTCACCCAAACGTACTTTGCTGGAGCAACCGTGACGTATGCAAAGCAGAGCTTTGTAGCAAAGCCCGGCAGTCCGCTGGTCACGCTGACCACCGGCTCCGTCAACCGGTCGAGAAACCCGCCGGTCAAAATCGTTGAAGGCACACCGGTAGCCTTTTATCCTGCATCTGTTCCTGTGCAGATTGATCTGTTCACGCATGGCAGGCAGGAAGAAGTGGCACCGGGCTTCACCCCCATTGCCGAAAACACGGCTGAAGATGATATGCTGGCCTTTGAGAGTTTCCTGAACTCCCCGTTCGTAACACAGTGGTGTCACCAGCATGACATCGCCATTGTCGTTCCTACGGCAGTTCAGGATTTGACCGATTTGGTGCATGATACCAACTACGAGTTCCGGGCAATGCTGGAAATCGCGGTTTATTTCACCATGACGGCCATCGGCATTACCGGAACGCTGGACATCGACAGCGTGAAGCATTCCGATGGCGAAGATGACATCCAAGCTGATGATGTCATCAACATTGAGCCGCAGGTAACCCCGACACCCAGCGGCGGCGGCAGTTCGGAGATGACTGCCCATGAGGGCGAATATTTCACGAATGCCGAGATAAATAACCGACCTGTAAAGGAGGAAAAAGATATATGAGCAATAGCCTCGATAGGATTTGTACCGTTGACATCTCGCTGGCGTCCCCCATCTCCAACGATGCTAACTTCGACAATATCCTGATTCTGGGTCCTGCCCCTGCAAATCCGACTGGGGATGTACCTGCCATCGGAGTGTACAACAGTCTGGAGGAGCTGACGGCGCTGGGCATCGCTGCCACCGGTGAACGCGCCGACCCTGTTGGCGTGGCTGCACGGGTGGCTTTTTCGCAGTCTCCCAGACCCCATGAGGTCTATGTTGCCTTTATGGGCGACATCGTGGACAAGGAGAGCGAAGACCCCGCATTGCAGACCGTAAGTGCTGTTCTGGAGAATGCACTGGCCGTCAATGGCTGGTACTGCATCTGCCCGGTCGGTCTGGAGGATGAACAGGTCAAGGAAATCATCCAGTGGACCGAGACCCAGAACAAGCTGTGCGGCTACATCGACAAAGACCCGGAGAATCCCATTGTGGATGCCGGCCTGTACCTGCGCAGCTTTCCGTTCTTTCCGAAGGAAACGGCAGACCAGTTGGAGAACGACATCCCGGCTGAGAACCTGTACGGCATGGCCGTAGCTGCGGCCGTCAAGGCGATGAACTACCACGCCGGTCAGGAAACGTGGGCGCTGATGCCGCTCTCGACCGTTTCTCCTTCAAAGCTGACCAGCACATTTATCAAGAAGTTGGAGGCTGCGAACTTCAACTATGTCATCACCGTGGCATCCAAGAACATCACGCAGGGCGGCAAGACCGGCGGCGGTGAGTGGATTGATGTTATCCGCTTCCGCGACTGGCTCCAGAACGATATGCAGGTTCGTGTCGTGAACCTGCTCATCGTCAACCCGAAGATTCCCTACACCGACAACGGCATCGGCCTTGTTGAGAACCAGATGCTTGCATCCCTGAAGGACGGCCAGAAGTACGGCGGCATTGCTCCTACGGAGTATGATGCAGACGGTAATGCTATTCCGGGCTACACCACGTCTGTGCCGCTGGCAGCAGACCTGACCAGCACCCAGAAGGCATCCCGTATCCTGAAGGACTGCAAGTTCTCTGCCCGCATTGCTGGTGCTATCCATGTGGTGGAAATCAAGGGTTGCCTGACCTACGAGAATCTGTAAGGGAGGGAAAGTAAATGTCCAGCAAGATCAAGACCTACAACCCGAAGGAAGTTATCGTCACCTGCGGTACGCACATTGTCACCGGCTATGCAGACGACAGCTTCATCAGCATTGAGCCGAACGGCGACGGTATCACCAAAAAGACCGGCTGTGACGGCGAAATTGCCCGTTCGATTTCGCCGGATAACACCTACAAGGTCAAGCTCACCCTGTTGCAGACCAGCGACAGCAACTCGTACTTCTCCGGCATGGTCGATCTCGACCGCGACACCGGCAACGGCCTGTTCCCGATTCTGATTAAGGACCTGAAGGGCGGTCTGGTGTTCAGCACGGAAGCTGCATGGTGCGTGAAGAAAGCTCCTGTCACTCGCGGCAAAGAGACCAACAACCGTGAGTGGGAGCTTGACACCGGCGATGCCACCATGAACGAGTAAGGAGGACACCGATGAATAACCTGAAGCAGCTCGAAACCCGCGAAGTAACCGTGGGTGAAAATATCTTCTACATCCGTCCGCTTCCGGCGTTCAAAGCAGCGAACATGACCGGCGAACTGGCAGCGCTCGTTCTGCCGCTCGTATCTGGCCTTGCACCGCTGCTGTCTGACGTGGATACGGAAAAGGAGGGTAACGGTCTGCTCGACATCAAGGTAGAAGATGCAGCTCCCGCGATTGCGGGGGCTTTCTCTTCGCTCGATGGCGATAAGGTCGAGAAAATCCTGAAGCACCTGCTGATCGCGGGCAGCAACATCTCGGTGGAGCAGCCGGGCGAAAAGGTGCGCCTGCTTACGGAAGACCTTGCCAACGAGGTGTTCTGCACCGATGTGCAGGATATGTTCATTCTGGCGTTTGAGGTCATCCGCACCAACTACAACGGTTTTTTCAAGAAGCTCGGCGACCGATTTGGCAAAGTCGCCGAGTGGGCGGAGAGGACGATGGCTCAGGCCCGGAGCGCTACGGCGACCTCGACCTCAGCGGTTTCACAGAGCTTGAGCTGAGAATGTATATCCTCATCAAGGCCCGGCTGGCATCCATGTGGGAGCTGAAGAACTGCTATACACTGGACGAAGCTCTGAAGCTCTATGCACTGTACCGCATGGAGCAGGACGTGGAAGCCGGCCGAGTAGAGGATATGGCTAAGGAGGTGAGCTGACCGGTATGACCATACGAGACATCGGTATCCTGTTTGGCTACAAAGTCGATCAAGCCTCCGAGCAGAAGGTAGAGGGCAGCATCAAGTCGCTGAAGTCGATGGCCTCCAAAGTTCTCGGCGCGGTCGGTATTACGCTGTCCGTCGCGGGCATCAAGAGCGCCATTGATGGCTGCGTTGAGGTGGCATCCTCCATTGAAGAGATGCAGAACAAGTTCGATGTTGTCTTCGGCGATATGCGGAATGAAGTCGATAAATGGGCGCAGGAATACTCCGATGCCATTGGCCGCAACAAAAACGACATCAAGACCTACCTTGCCGATCAGCAGAACTTGCTGGTCGGCTTTGGCATGACCCGCCAAGCTGGCGCTGAAATGGCCGAGCAGATGACCTCGCTGGCCCTCGACCTTGCCTCGTTTGGTAACATGGACGAAACAGCGTCCGTAAACGCCATGACGAAGGCTGTCATGGGCGAGTCTGAAGCCGCCAAGACGCTGGGTGCGGTCCTGAACGACAGCACCAGAGCGCAGGCGATGGCTACGCTGGGGCTAAAGGGAACCTACGATAAGTTGGACCAGCTCACGAAGATGCAGGTCAACTATCAGGCCATCCTCCAGCATCAACCGTCAATGCATCGGCAGTTTCTT